CACCTGTTTGAGGTTTATACTCTGCCGCGCCTTTTAATGGCGGTACAATTTTTTCAGTTATATCTCTAAGCTGTGCAGATGTAAAAAAAGCTTGAGTTGGTTGAACTTCTTTGCCAGTAAATATTTCTGCTACAGGTCTTGTCATTATTGGTGGTAAATATTGTTGACCAAGTTTTTCAATATCACCAGGAAAACCAGCTATATAAGATAATCCTTTGTATAATCCAGAGCCAGCTGATTTTGCGTAATCTAATGCTGTTTGTGGTTTTGTTAGCTCAGGTTGTGGTGCAATATCTTGTCCAAGACCTACTTGCTGGTAAAAATCATTTATTGGAATATCTGAATAGTATTTTCCATGCAAACTATCTACAAGTTGTTTGTCAGATAGGTCACTATATTGAGGATATTTAGCCCTGACTTCCTGTATGGTTATCATTATCTAATTCCTAGTGGGTCAGCAGTTCCTGTTGTTGCAAATGGGTTTACAAAAGATGAAAGATCTCCAAGAGCATCATACTTTCCTTGCAATTCTGGGTTTACACGCAATATAGCATTTTTTTCTATATTAAATTCTGTTTGTATTCTATTAGTAATATCATTAAACAAAGCAATTTTTTGTTGCGCATTAAACCCCTTGGAAAGCATATCTATTGCATTTTGAAAATCTCTATCTGACAAACCTTTTCCTTCTTGCCCCTTTGATGCAGAAAGTGCAAAAGCCATATCTATAATTCTTGATTCTGTTATGCCAGTTGCTGAAACCAAATTATCTATTTCTTTGCTCCAGTTTCTCTTAGAGTCATACGATGTTTTTGATTTTGTAACATCATTATAAACTGCTGAATTTTTACCTTTTGTAACAAGATTATCAAAACCTTTTACATTAGATTCAATAAATGAATAAACTTTTGCTCCGCCGCTTACAATGTCATTTGCAACTTGTGGATTTGCAGCTAATATTTTTGCAGTATCACTTAACCCAGTTATTAATATTTCACTTGCAATAAATTTTTCAGTAATTGGAGAGAATGATTTATCTAATCTTTCGGTTGGAGAATCTGCTGCTTTTTGACCAGTTCCAAGATTTTGTAATTTAGATCCAAGTGGCAAAGTTCCAGCTTTTTTTCGTTTTACCCAATCTTTTTCAGTTAAATTTTCAATAAAAATATTATTTTCATCAACCAATTCTTTTATTTCTATGCTGCTTTCTGTGTCTCTTGGTAAAGCGCTAAGAGGCCCAAGTTGTAAATTTGTATCAGTATTAGATTTTTTCCAAGTTTCTGCCTCTGACTTCAAAACAGTTCCAGTTGGCAATCCTGTTCTTTTGTCAAAAATACTAAACCTTTCTGCTGAAGCGGTTGTTGGTTTGAAAGAACTAGCAATACCACTAACAATTGGTGATAAAGCATCTGGGCCAGCTAGATCATACATATCTTTCGCCCAAGGGTATTTGGCTGCAAATTCAGGATTAGTTACAGCTTTTCTTAAAGTCTCAATTCGAGCTTTTTCTTTTGCTTTACCCTCTTGCATTTGCTCTAATGCCAAAGTATTTTGCACAAAGTTTTGATCACCTTTTAAAGCGCCACCAAGTGCGTAAAGCATTAAACCTAACTTTTGGTTTTTAGATGCTTTATCATCAATAGGGGGCATGCCAATAGGTGATTGCATGGGTTGCATAGCACCTGGCTGACCACCGCTTTGATTAAATGCTTTTAAAATATCTCCAAACGCCATTATAAAACTCCGTAATTAACTTTAAAAACCAGGTGAACCAGGCAAAAGAGTCATACCATACAATTGAGCGGCAGTTCCTAATACATTTCCTAAACCAGTTTTTTGCTGTGTTGTAGTCGTTGGAGTTGTAACCCCTTGACCCGCAGCCAATAAACCAAACTGTTGAGGCCCATAAGCCAAAGCTCTTTGGAACTCTTCGTAAGGTGCTTGTAGACCCATTTGTTGTAATTGTTGTTGTTGTAAACCAATCTGACCAAGCTGTCCAAGCCTTGCCATTTGCTCCGCGCCCACGCCCCCAAGCAGTCCTGCTTGTTGCTGTCTTGCGCGTAGTTCTAACTCTGGAGCAAACATTGCCATTTGCTGTTGTCTTGCAATATCTGATTCGGCTGCTCTTTGAGCTTGTTGGAATCCAGACTCTCGCAAACCAGCAGATGTTCTTGCCATTTGTTCTATGAATGGTCTTTGTGATTCAGACTCTAGTAAAGCAGAGCGTGAGCCACCAAATGCACCAGCGCCAATTGCGCGTGATTGCGCTTGACCTCTGGCTATATCAGCTTGTCTTTGTATGTCAGCCATAGACTGATCGATAACTTGCTGTTGATAAGGCGATTGATATGCGCCTATGTCAGCACCAAGCAATGATCCAACCTGACCGATTTGTGGCGCTTCTTGTTGTGCTAATGATTGCAAACCCGTTAGAGGGTCAAACTCCATACCAGTTTCAAATAAACCACGAGTGGCTTGAAACTGTCTAAGTTGATCTGGATTAAAACCAGCAACTCTAGGGCCTGTGTATGGAACGAATGGTTGACCAGCTAATGATTTACCAGCTTGAAATAACTCTTTTGCTTGTGCTTCTTGGTATGCTGGTAGACTGACTGATTGTGTTGATTTGCCTTTACTCATAATTCTTTACTTATTAAATTTTCTGATTTAAAACCTAAGTGGTTTAGTTTTCTTAACCATCCTTTCCTGCCACCGCCATATAATCTTTTACAACCAGCAGCTTTTGCAAATGCCTCTAAGGATGGCAACATATCCTCTAACTCCTTGTAATCACCGCCACAAAATAGCAAGTTCATTGCTGTATTTTGGGGGAATACTACAAATTCAGTTATCATAGCCGATTTCTTAGCTGGCCATAAATGGAATATTCCATGTCTTATTTTATCCTCTATATCGTCTATTGTATAGGAATCTTGATGTTTGATAGCTTTTGCTATATATGGTTTACAGCGCTCCCATTGAATTTCCCATTCTTCTGGTGCTTTCTTAATGGGTGTGACTTTATTAGTCGCCTTTTCCATATTCAATAATACTTAAATACAAATCAATGTTTGCATGATTAACTTGTGCTTTTATGATTTCGCCTTGTTGCAAAATAATTCCTGCATTGGTTTGTAATTCTTCGGTAGCGTGTGCCGCTATGTTATGTTGCTTATAAATAAAAAACTCATTAGAGCTGGTATCTGTTATAGATACATCTAAATTGGTTTGTTGATTACCATGGTCACAAGCTAAAAAACCCTTGATGATTGCAAAATCAAAATCGCCACCGCTAGGTGCTGTATAGATAGTTTGTTGTGTGGTAGCTGTAAAAGAATACTTAATATTGGTTGCTCTTTGAATGTACTGTCTTTTTGCGGATAAATCCATTATCTTCTACCTCTATTGCGTACATCTAATCTAATTTTTCCTACTTGGAAATCTTGTGTGGTACTGCCTGTGACTGTCAATGAGACTTGTCTTGCAGTAAACCTCGCATCTGTGTAGCCATCAGTTTCAAAAGTAAATGATCCAAAGTCCGTTTCAGGGCCTAGTGGAGTAAATCTACCTTTGAAACTAAGGGTGACACCTGGAAGTGTATTAGCTTCTTCGTCTGGAAGTATTTGATTGCATTGCACATAATTATCACCATTGCCTATTTCAATAGGCCCAGAGGTGGCATATGGTACAGCATCGCCTAAATTCGGTGAGTTACCTAATAGTGTTGATTCGTGTTGATAAATAAATCCAGCATTATCTGCTGATGTTGGGAAATCAAAGACACCTTGGTCAACCCAACAACCTCTGTCTAGCTCACCAATAGACCAAACATTTTCGCCATAGTTCCATATAACGTATTTGTTAGGTGCGTATTGATTATCACCGCTAGGGAAACCCCACCATAATTCATTAAAGTTAGAGTTATGACCGCCCCAACAAGCCTGTCTACCTGGTACATTAAGTTGATCGTAAACGTAATCATGCACTTCGCATGGTATTTCTCTAACAGTACCATCGTACACAAAGAAAGAGTTTTCACCCATCCATGTTAAGAAGTTACCAGTTGTAACAATGGATCTTCTGCTGACTGTTTTACAGTTAGTACCTGCATCTGCAATACCATAAACAAATGGTGAACCAGCATAAAACATTCTGCTTATACCAGTATCACTAAAAATGATAATGTCATTGCCATGTGATGCTGCCATGATTGCTCTACCACCTGTAGGTATTTGCAAATCACCTGCGGTGTTTGTAGCTTTAGATGTCCAGTTAGTGTTGTCTTCTCTGTCTGACCATGAGATTTTTCTTGGATCTCCACCTGAACCAATAGCCACCAAATGTCTTTCATTGGTTACTATGATTGCTTGACATCCTGTAGGTGCGTTGGTTACGACTGTACCTATGGTATCGGCTGTACCGCCTGAGTTTGGTCGCCATTTATAGATTTTGCCATCAACGGAAAAACAAAAGATTAGGTGTTCTCCCCAGTTGTCAAAAGAAAAATGACCTGATTTTAAAGGCAATCCTGATTGTGAACGAGCATCACCATAATCTTCTACATTGTAATGGTATGCACCATAACCTAACGGATCAGCACTTGCATCATTAACAAAACCTGATGGCGTAATATCAGTCCAGGTGTTTTTGTATAAAACATAAACCTTTTCTCTTGTACCAACTGCCAGTATAGGTTGACCTAAATTATCGTTATAGGCGTACATCCCAATGGGTGCACCATCTAGTGCTGTGCTTCTAAGTTTTGTCCAACCACCAATAGGTTTTAAATATCCGTTTTCAAAACGAACTAAATTTCCATCAACCCAACGGCCTTTGTTAGCATAATCAGTTCCATTTTTGACTATACCCGCAGGAGGTGTGATCGGAAATAATGCCATTCAATTAAGCAACTAATTGTTTTGTTTCACTTGTTGGATTGATTTCGTCTGCAATTTTTGAGTCAAGACCATCTTTTAAAGATTGTACTTGCTCTTCACCCATTGCACCTTCAACCCAGCCTTGTACTTGAGCAGCAGTTACGCTGTCAAAGTCTGTGAAATCAGAAAGATCAGATGTGTCTAATGATTGTGTTCCATAAACACTTGCTGTGTAAGGATTACCCTCTGGATCTACTTCAGTATCAGTAGCGTTTATTCGCCAATGCACGTTATAGATTACATTAGTGTGATCTTCGTCAGTAGGATATACATCTACTGTGTTTACATTCCATTCATATGATATTGCCATTTTATACTCCTTTTAATTCTGCTACATCGGCTTGTAGCTGTTCTATTATTTCTTGCTGTTCAATCATTGCTTTAGCAAGTAATGGAACAAGTTTTGATTGGTCAATGCCTTGGTATTTAGGCTCACCTGCTTTTTCGTGACCTTCAGGATAAACTTCGTCTTTATCACCACCTACAGATTCTGGTACAACTTCTTGTGTTTCGTGAGCAATAAAGCCATCAATAACAGTATTCGTTGAGTCTTTAATCCAGTTAAATCTTACTGGTTTGAGTTCTTTTAATCTTGGAATAGCATCCCAATCATAAGTTACATTTTCTTTTAATCTGTAATCTGATGAGGTTTGATATTCTACACTATTAGCAAGCACTCGTATTCTTCCAGAGTCTGTGCCTTGCTGTCTAAAATCTATCACATAAGTAGATTCTGAGGCGTTGGTATTATTTAATATTA